CCAGCAAGACCACCGATTGCTACCAGGACTTCATCCCAGTAACGTGCAGTATTCTTGTCATATCCTTTATAGTGACGAAGAACCCACCCACGCTCATCAGCGAAGCAATCTTCAGCAAGACCATTCTTGTTTACATTATCCAACCACTTTGGTTTGGATTCATCCGTTTCGGTTTTTCCCCAGAGAGGCATCGTTATACTCCTGTAATTATACTATTGGGTTTCGGTATAGAAATATTTATAAAAAAAGGAGGGTTACCCCTCCTTGGGATCAACCTTCAGCAGGGGGAAACAATGCTGCTTCCAGTGCTTCAACAAGTTGATCGTCTACTTTATTGTCTGTTCTTGATACTGCTTTCTTAGCAAGTTCAATCATAAATCTCTTGATAATTTCATCAAGATTGTCAGGGATTGCATCTACTGCTGCGTTAACTACTTTAATTGCAAGTGGTACTAAAAATTTTGCCATGATAAGAATCATTGGAGGACAAGTTATATATCACTTTTTAGCATTTTTGGTAGCAGTAGCATACATCACTTGCTTTGCTTTATCGCCATAACGTGCTTTAAGGTCACCCATATTCTTCTTCATACCCTTAACAATATCTTCTTTCTTTTTCTTGTCAACTTCTTCGTTGACACCATCTTGATACTTACGACGCTTGACTTTAGATGCTTTCTTTGCAAGGCATTTCTCACATCCACAATCTTCGCCTGAGCATGTTTCACACTCTTCTTTCATGTTGTTAGCACCTTTCAGTTTCTTATTCTTATCAAAGACACTCTCAGGATCAGTAGCATCTTCAATCTGAGGATTAACTACTACACCCTTAACATCCTTCTCAAGAAGTTCAGTTCTCCAATCAGAGTACTCTTCCTTCTTAGTTCCTTTCTTTGCTTTAATTGCAGCAGAGACCGTAGCACGTCTCTTGAGAAGATAAGAATCAGATGCGTCCTTGTCACCGTCATTATCTACATCACCATCTTCTTTACCAACGGGATCCAGTTTCTTCTTCTCTTCAATCATTTCACCTTCTGCCTCAAATCCTGCCTTGACACAGTTATCAACAGTTTTACCACCCTTTTGTTTGGTGCCAGCAAGTTTGTATCCTTTCCAACATGCCTTACCATCAAGACCCTTTGCCTTACCTTCACTGATGATTTCAATGTATTGAACTGCAAGATCCTTCATACGCTCAGTGCCAAACTGAGCATCAATTGCTTCAATCAGTTCTTCATCTGTCGAATTCTCTACAATAATTCTATCAACTTTAGATGCAATCTCTCTTTGCTCAGAGACATTCAATCCAAGCATCCACGCTGATAATTCTACAGTGGTATTCATCTTCTCTTCTTTAATCGGTTTAGTTTTATTTATACGCTGCTTAACTTCGGAAGGTTTCTTCAACATGTCATAATCAGATCCAGGTGCCATGTCAGATGCTAACTTACGATACGCATCAGTTCCAACTAAACGTTGATCAGAACTAACAGTAGATCCTGATTTGTTCCACTGTTTATATTCTTTAATATCAGTCACCCAAGACCTAAACATTGTACCTTCTTCTGTAATAGCAATAACATAGTTAGGACCACGACGATGTACTTTTCCAACTACACCTTCACCATTCTGCACATACGAACCAACCTCATACAGGTTTCCATGCCTGTATGAGGTCTTTGTTGCATTTGAACTAAACTGTGAGAATTTCATTTAATCTTCTTCTGATGAAACGTCTATGGACATTGATCTACTTTGTATATATTCATCCGAAAATACTCCAGCACGAACTCCTCTGACTACACTACCTTTATACTCTACATCATCAGATAAAGATGGGTCTTTATAAGAAACGGTTCTGTATTCTTCACCTTGTCTAGCAAACAAAGTTGGTTCATAAGTGCCGTTCAAATCATTAATTTGACCCCTGTCAAGTAATTTAGTTGTAAAATCCATACGAAGTTTTGCCCTTTTTCTTTTAGTTGCTCGTTCTATAATAGTTAAATTTACCTGCCCTTGAGCAAACAAATTTATATTATTAGACGACAATCTATCTGCACCATTGTCAAAATCTTTACCAAACACAGCACGTTGTTTGAGGTTAGTGTCTTTGATTTTCATGTAGTATCCTCTACCATAAAAATCAGTTTCTTGCTTTTCAGAAATTATTTTTCTAAATTCAACTACTTGTTCATGATCATGAATGGAATCTCCAGCACGACTAGAGATTCCAGAATACTGTTGGAAAGATCTAGCAGTATTTCCATCTTTATGTGAGATGAAAAATTTAGCAGCGCCGTTTACATCTATTCCAACAAAATCTGCTTTATGCCCAAAAGGACCAGGAACCATTCCAATAATGTTTTGATACAAATCACCTTTAATTAACACATGTACTGGAGATCCTCGCCCAAGATCTTCTAGTTTATCATTAAACTTTTTGATAATCTCATACTCAGTTGCATTGTCTGGAGTTCCGTTAATATACGTTGCTTGAGGATTATTATTCTTAAAATTCTCAAGCAACGTATTTCTAAATCCAGTTTTTAACCACGCATTTCCTATAAGAGGTTTAATTAAAATCCTAGTGAGTACAGATAAACCCTTTATCTCAAACGATAGAACCGTACTAGATCCTTGGGTACTCCATTCCCATGGGATCCCCTTTGTGTTTAAGAACTCTTGCATAGAATCATGAAGAGAGGTTCTATCTTTTGTTCTCATAACTATGTTATGAAGGGCACTAGAACTTTTTGGAGCAAAAGCTCCAGTCGATGGAATGCCAGATGTTCTTGGATCGTATCGACTAGAACTTATTGTACTCGAAATCAAACTCCAAAGTTCTTGGGGAGTGGTTGGCATTTTTACTTTTATTTATCTGTCGCCTTGCTTACGATTCTCTGAGAAGTAAACATCAAAGGCACCTTCAGGATAACGTTTCTGAAGTTTATTGACGTTAGTTTCAACCACTTCATCAAAAGAAACTTCTAGTGCCATACATGCTTGAGCAACGTACCACATAAGGTCACCCAACTCAATAATAAGATGCTCTCGATTATCGTCGTTCCAAGGTTTACCTTGGAAAACCATCTTCTTAATGATCTCAAGGAACTCACCACCTTCAGCATTAATACCAACCCCAGCAGTAAGCAGTCGTTCAATATTGGCACCCTGACGATCCAACTCGCCAATTCGATCAGCAAAATCAACAAAATTTGTTGAGCACTTAGAAGTAACTGCTGCCACAAATTCTGCATAACGATCAAAATCAATATGCTTAGTCAAAAGTAAATCCTCCAAATTTGTTTTTGTTAGTAGGGGTTTCGTCGTCATTATCACCTGCATCCAGGATGTCGTTCTGGGCAGATTGCTCACAATCATACAACCTCATCTTGGATCTGTCAATACCTATGGCAAACCTCTTATTGACAGTGATGTCGTTGTAACGATTCTTTAATTGTTTTACAAGTATCTGCCCGAGTTGCTCCGATTCTTCAGTGCTAATAAGGGCAAACATAAGATCAGCAGTAGCAGGGAGACCAAAGGACTCAGAAGTGTCAGTAAGGTCAACATCAGTGCTGCCATAACCGCTGCGAGTGGTTTGAGTAGCAGAGACGATTGGCACATTTTGTTCCACAGCAAGACCACGAAGTTCTTCTGCAATTCCCTTAACCAAGGTGTACGAGTTAACAAAACTTGCCTTGAATCTTTGTGAAGTACAGATATTAAGGTAATCCACAAATATAATATCGGGTCTAAAACCTTTCTTGAGAGACAGATCACTAATAAGAGACCTAAAATGTCCCACATGGGCAGATGCAGTAGGATATTCTTTAATGATAAGTTTACCATTGGTCTTCTTCATCAAGTTAGTAACCTTACTCTCATACATTTTATGAGGTAAAGTAGCAAGATCTCGAATAGGAACACCAAGCAAGTTAGCATCAATACGTTCTGCAATCCTTTCTTCTGCCATCTCACAAGTAATGTATAGTACATTCTTACCTTGGAGAAGACATGCTGCTGCTACGTGGCACATGAACAAAGATTTACCCACACCAGTACCAGCGAGGGCAATGTTTAATGATTTATTAGGAAGACCACCCTTAGTGATCTTATTAAACATTGCTAAATCAAAAGGCATCTTTGCTTCTACAGTATTGTAGAAATCATATCTCTCTTGATAATCCCCTAAGTAATCGTGACCAATCCTATTATCAAAAGAAACAGCAATAGCATCAGAAAGAATAGAAGGTATAGAACCTTTATCTCTTTCCTTATCATCACCATCAGCAATTTTAATACTATCAAGTAATGCAAGATAGATGGCACGATTACGACACCACTCTTCTGTTGTATCTAGCAACCATTGGAAATCACATTGCTCATCTTCTAAGTTTTGTATGGACGCACTGACATTCTTGAAAGTGTCATCACTCAGATGAGATGCTGCTTGGAGATCAACCTCCAGAGATTCTTTGGTTGGGCACTTTTCATACTTCTCAATGAAAGTTTTGATCAATTTGAAAAGTGTTACGTTAGTGTCCGACTCAAAGTAAGACACCTTCAAATATGGAAACACTTGACGACGATATTCGTCGTTACATACAAGGTTTTTTAAAATTGTAAATTCAAGTGAATTCATAAGTAATGCAAATAAGTGCTTAGAATGTATTTGTCCTCACTTATTGTAGGGTTTCCCCTGTGAGGTATCATCCATAGCGGAGGGAACACGATCATTCTACCACGCTTTGGTCTGATAAATTTATTGATTCCAGCAAAATAAGTTTCTCCACCCTTCTCTACATCATTTAAGTAGATCAGGAATGTAAGAAACCTTCTTGCGGATACATGATCCCCAACATCGACATGGGTATCAAATTGATCTGTAGTGCCTTTCCTATATTTCTTTACCCGTGGATACTCATATGTGTACCTCCCAGGTAACCATTCATCACAATCAACTTGATCCACGTACTTGTCTAGGAATGGATTGAGTTTATGAATACATTCTTGAACCATTGATTCATCAAACACGTATTCATGAAATCTTGGTTTCAATTCATGGTCTATGAATTTTGCCTTTCCAGAATCAATACCACTATTGATATATTCAATCAAAAAGTCGCAGTAAGATTCTGAAAAGACATTATCATATACTCTAATGAAATCTTCAATACTACTCAATGCCATACTTAAACTCCTGCTCTGCTGCCCAATCAAGTTTCTCCATTATTTCTTCGGTGAAATATTTTTCGGGATCAGCAAGTACAGCAGAAGGATAAACAGAGGATTCGTTAATAACGACACGATTGCCCTTGCGCTCGAATACTCCGTACTTCTCACCCAGTTCCAATAATCCATAGTACTTGTCAAGACCACGGGCATCGAAGAAGAGTCGAGTTGCAACTTGGGAGTTCTCCTTTGTAAAACGAGATTTGTTTGCTTTAACTTTAATAATATTTCCTACAACATCAGTGCCATCTTTCTCTTTCGATTTAGAAAGATGAATGATTGTAGAAGCAGCATACTTAAGACCACTGCCGCCCCCCATGTCGGTTTGTTCTCCATAGGGATTCATCGTTTTATATGTATGATTGGTTACAATCATAGGAACTCTCAGTTTACCAAGTTTACTGGTAATGATTCTGAATACTGACTTAATGACTTGAGATTTAGTCATGTCTCGAACTTGTTTATCAGACAAGGCATCATCAAGTTCTTTTGCTGATGCCAACATGCCAAGAGAATCCAAGATAATCAAAAGAGGTTTACGATCCTCTTCCTTTGTCTTGAGAAGATTATCAAGGATGCGAATGATTTGAGTACGAAACTCTTC